CCTCGCTTTCGAAAAGTGTTAGAGGACAGGATCGTCCATTACCCACCACCTGGTCAAAAGGGATATATGTTTCACGCCGGCCCGTGGAGAACATTCATCGACAAATGGTTCCCAGAGATTTCAAGGTCACTTAGAGAGAAGGGCAAATAATGATTGAATATTTACTAATTGGTGGTGCCTTCGGCGTGATCATTGGTCACTGCTTAGGCCACAGCGGAAATTGGAGGTATTGGATTGAATGAAGCAGAACGTACCATTGGTGATTTACTGAACGAACACAACAAATTGACGTTAGACAGCATTCGCGGCAACCACACACCAATTGCAAAGATGCTACTCGTCGAGAATGAGAAGCTACGTGCACGACTAGCGAAGTTAAGGGGATGACGTGATGACTAATGAGGAATACGAGCACATTTTAGCCGAATCTAACCGTCAGATCGCGGCATATCACAAGGTTGCCACTGACTATGGGCCGAACAACACAGACCCTCATCAAACGTATGCGATGGGCCAAGAAGATGGCGCACACGCAATCCTGTTCATTATCAAACAAGCCATGAAAAAAGCCGCTGGTATGCAGGCCAACGACTGATAGAAAGGAAACTTATTATGTCAACATTATACGACTTACAAGGAAAATATGCGAGTTTATTAGAACTAGCTGAAGACGGGACAACTGATCCCGAAGTATTGGCAGACACCATGGACTCAATCGTTGATGCAATTAATGACAAAGCCGAAGGATATGCACAGGTTATTCGCCAAATCAAGGCCGATATTGAAGCTAACAAAAAAGAACGTGACCGTTTCGAAGCACGGATTAAAGCTTATCAATCTAACCTCGGTACTATTTCACAGCGGTTGGTTGAAGCAATGAACGAAACTAATCAACGCAAAATCAAGACACCGCTATTCACTATCAGTGTTGCTAAGAATGGCGGAAAACAGCCAATTTCCATCGATCAAGACAATTTGCAGGCTGATGTATTCAAGGTAAAACGCGAACCAGATACAGACAAGATTCGAGAACGATTAGAAGCCGGAGAAAAAGTACTGGGTGCTGAGCTTAAGCCACGCGGTGAGCATTTATTGATTAAGTAGGAGGAAATCATGCAGCCAATTAAACATGCATCTGCAATTGATCGAACAAAGAACTGGCGAGTTTTGATTTATGGAAAGCCTGGCGTCGGCAAAACATCAGCTATCCGCAATCTTGATGGCAAAACCCTCGTGCTAGATCTGGATGACAGTTCAAAAGTGCTATCCGGTGCACCGAACATTGATGTGCAGCCATTTGACCGAAGCAAGCCAAGTGAGGAATGGAAAGAATTTCTGAAAAATCTGGCTGAGCGTGTTTCTGGGTATGACAATCTGGTGATCGACAATGTCTCAGCATTCGAAAAAGACTGGTTTGTCGAGATGGGCAGGAACAGTAAAAACGGCATTGGCAACGAGCTTCAGGATTACTCAAGATGGACAAATTACTTTGCCCGTATCATGACCATGATCTTCATGGACGCACCAGTTAACGTGCTAGTAACAGCTTGGGAGAACACACGAGACGTTACAAGCGAAACTGGACAATCATTCAGCCAGTATGCACCAGCAATTCGCGACAGCGTACGTGACGGGTTATTAGGCCTCACAGACGTTGTAGGACGCGTAGTCATCAGCACAAAGACAAGCCACCGAGGAGTTATTCTTGCAGGTTCAGATGCAATCTTTGCAAAAAATCGTTTGGATGATCGAACTGCGTGCGCCATTGAAGACCTCTTTAAGTTTGGAGGTGACAGTGATGTTTCAGCTTCATCCTTACCAGAAGAAGCTAGTTAATCAAGCAAGAGAAAAGCTGGCTGACGGTCACAAATCTGTACTGCTAGTCAGCCCAGCGGGATCTGGTAAATCAGTCATTATTGCTGAAATAGCTAGGTTGGCAGTCATGAAGGGCGGACATGTTATGTTCACCGTTCACAGAAAAGAACTTATTGATCAAATCACGAAGACTTTTATTGCAAACGGAGTTGATTTGAGCAAATGCACCATCATGACTGTTGGCAGAATTGCTAGACGCTTAGGAAAATTGCCAAAACCGACTCTAATCATCACTGATGAAACGCATCACAGTCTGGCAAAGACTTACCTAAAAATTTATGGATTTTATAAAGACGTTCCACGCTTAGGCTTTTCAGCAAGCCCATGGAGACTTTCAGGAAAGGGACTGGGGGATGTTTATGAAACCATGGTGGAAGGTCCAACAGTAAAGTGGCTAATTGAACATCACTACTTAGCGCCTTTTGACTACTACGCGCCAACATTAATTGACGTTGAAAAGCTAAAGAAATCATCAACTGGTGATTATTCCACAAAGTCAATTGATGAGGCCAATACAAAGATGATTTTTGGTGACGTTGTTAGTCACTACCAGAAGTTGGCCAATGGACGCCAGGCTATTGTCTATGCCCACAGTATTGAAGAAAGCAAGCGTGTTGCGGCAACGTTCAATGCTGCCGGTATATCTGCCATTCATGTTGACAGCAAAACATCTGCTTTTAATCGTGGTGAAGCAATGACAGCCTTTAAAAAGGGAAAAATTAGAATTATATCAAACGTCGATCTCATCTCAGAAGGCTTTGATGTTCCCGAATGTGGCGTTGTCATCATGCTGAGGCCAACTGCTTCTCTTGTCCTTGACATTCAGCAATCGATGCGAGGAATGCGCTATAGGCCGAACAAAAGAGCAATCATTATTGATCATGTTGCGAACGTTTATCGCTTTGGTATTCCTGATGCTGACCGTGAATGGTCGCTTAAAGATCGACCTAAGCAGGAAAAACACAGGGGTAAATCAGACGGGCCTGCGATCAAGAGCTGCCCAAAATGTTACGGAATTGTTCCTGCACAGGTTAAGCAATGCCCACTTTGCGGATATTCATTCAGAGCAGATGGTGCTGATCTTGAAGTTGATCCTACGGCCAAGTTAAAAAAGGTAGACAAGAAAGTATTCAAAATAGTTGCGGACTATTCAAAAACAAAATATGGACAAATGAAAGCCGAAGATGCCGAGTCACCTGAAGACATGTACGCAATTGCAAAAGCACGCGGCTATAAGCCTGGATGGGCTTACCACCAGATTGTGGCTAGGGGATGGCTAAAGGAAAGGAAGAGAGCATAGATGGGTAGACCAGCGATTGATCATACCGGTGAAACATTCGGAAATATTGAAGTCTTGGGTTACGCCGAAGTGCGTGGGAAGAGTCAACGTGTTCTTGCTAGGAATAACCGTACAGGAGATTTGAAAGTTTACTGGTACGAAGCACTACGCAGTGGGAGCACAACTGGAATTGGATTAGGAAACAAACTTAATGCTGTGCAGCGTAAATATTTACAAAGTAACAACACTTCTGGATACCCCGGAGTTTCAAGGCTTCGCACCGGAAAATGGGGCGCTTACATCAAAATTAATAAAAAAAGGATTTGGCTTGGAACATTCAATACCAAAGACGAAGCCATCGCAGCCCGTAAAGCTGCCGAACATAAATATTTAGGAGGAAACTAATATGTCATTTATTACCGCAGATTATAGCAAGAATCAGGAAAACGATTTTTCACCACTTCCACAGGGTGAATATGAAATGGTCATCACGCAAGCCGGTGAAATTGCAACCAAGAGTGGATCGGAATCACTACAGCTACGTCTCACGGTCCGCAATGATCTTGATGCAGCAGAGCCAAAAACTAATGGAAAGTATCATAACCGAGTTGTCTTTTTCGATAACTGGAAGCGCAAAGCTACGAACCAATACGATATGGACGGTCTCCAGTATGTATTGGAAGCGACAAAGATCCCTGAAGGCACTCCATTAAATAGCATCGATGATTTCTGCAAAGCTATTTATCACAAGCCTGTACGAGTTTATGTCAAAGTTGAGAAAAATCCTGAATATGGTGATCGGAACACAGTGGCCCCGTGGAGCGTTCATGCTAGCAAGTATCCACAAGTTGCTCACAAATTTAAGGATAATTCTCAACCAAGTCAGCCTCATGAACCGCTTGACGATTCCGACTTGCCATTCTAGGAGGAGTACGAATGTATGAAGAAATATGGAAGGATATTGCCGGATATGAAGGTATTTACCAAGTGTCTAGCAAGGGCAGGATAAAGAGCCTTGCTCGCAGGATTCCCTTAAAAGATGGCCGTCATCGTGATGTTAAAGATCACATTCTGAATCAATGCAGTGACAAAGATGGCTACCTCAGTGTTAACCTTTATAAAAATTGTCATCGAAAGAACACAAAAGTGCATCGAATTGTTGCTGAGGCGTTTATTTTAAACCCATATCACAAACCAGTTGTAAATCACCTCAACGAAATCAAAAACGACAACAGAAAAGAAAATCTTGAGTGGGCAACGGTTTTAGAAAATACAAGATATGGCAACGGACATCTGCGTCTGTCTAAAGCAGTATCACAACCAGTTTTTGTGCGTGATCTCAATACTGGGTTTAAAAAAATATATTCAAGCGCATTGTCTGCATCGGATGAAATTGGCGTGTCTCAAGGGAGCATATCTCACGCATTGCGCACTGGTCATTTGGCCAAAGGAAGATACGAAGTGGAGGCAATGTGATGTACGATAAAATACCCCAAGAGTTAAGAAATCTTCGGCAATGGGGCTGCTTTCACCGAATCTGGCAACCAGAAAAAAATAAATATACTAAGATTCCTTATTCTGCCTTAACTGGCACAAAAACAAGCTCAACGGACTCAAAACAGTGGGTAACTTTTGAAGAAGCAATCACAGCATTACAGGCTTATGACCTTGACGGACTTGGATTTTTCTTTGCAAACGGATATGTAGGAATTGACGTTGATCATATTGGCGATGATTTGGAGAGACTAGAGGAGGGACAAACCGACGACAATGTCGCATGGGAGTTCATGAATACTTTCAAGTCATATACCGAAAGGTCAATGTCTGGTACTGGTATTCACATCATTGTCAAAGGCAAAATACCCGGTACACGCCGAAGAAAAGCTAATGTTGAGATGTATCAAAGCGGGCGGTTCTTTGCAATGACTGGAGATGAGATTGGCAAGTTTCATTCAATCAATTCTCCCGCAGAAGAGGAATTCAAGCGGATATATACAAAGTATTTGGAGCCAAAAACCGTCATCGATTTGCCCAGCAGGTACAATTTAGTGCCTAACAATCTTTCTGAAGATGAGATTATCATTAAAATGCTGAAATCTAAAAGTGGTGATCGAATTAAGAAACTGCTCAACGGAGGCTGGGAACCATTATATCCATCCCAATCGGAGGCTGATCTGGCATTCGCAAATGACCTTGCATTTTGGACAGGCAGAGATTTCACCCGGATGGACAGTATATTCCGCCATTCATCGTTAATGAGACCAAAATGGGACGAGAAGCACGGCAAAACAACCTACGGCGTTTCAACACTCAACCGAGCCATTAATGATGTGCGTGATACTTATCAGCCGAAACACGAAAAGCCTAAATATAAGCTTGGATTTATTACTGACACTGGTAAGCCAAAAGCGTTTCCTTCTCGTTCGTGGGATGACACAGGCAATGCAGATAGGTTTGTTGATCGATATGGTGATGTCGCAAGGTACAGCTATATCGATAAGGCTTGGTATATCTACAATGGTAGCTTCTGGGAACTTGATAAGCGTGGCTTATTGCGAACCATGATTGACGAAGTAGTTGCTAACTTGAAAAATGAAAAGCCAAAAACTCCTCCTGATGTTGATCCCGATAAAGCTGAGAAGGAATGGGCAAAGTTTTGCAAAACCAGTCGTGGAAATCGTGCTAAAAGAGCGCTTGAAGATGAGATTCAACATCGTCTACCGGTGACAACTGATGAATTTGATGCTGATCAGACCTTAATGAATGTCGACAACGGATATATTGATTTATCTGATGGGACTCTTCACGAGCATGACATAAAGAAAATGTTCTCGAAGAAATCAAACGTTGAATATTCAGACACTGTTGAGTGTCCTGAATGGCAAGCTTTTTTGAATCAGACTTTCAATGGAGACAACGAATTAATTGACTATATTCAAAAAGCGGTCGGGTACTCATTAACGGGATCAGTTGAAGAGCAGGTCATGTTTATCCTTTACGGATCAGGGCGAAATGGCAAATCTGTTTTCATGGATACTCTCAAACACATAGCTGGAAGTTATTCACGCACGATGCAGGCTAAATCAATTATGGTTCAGCAGTCTAGCGGGGGTGCCAACAGCGATATTGCAAGACTAAAGGGAGCTCGTCTGGTATCTGCAAGTGAACCAAATGAAGGCGTCCGACTAGATGAAGGACTTATCAAAGAATTAACCGGAGGAGAATCTGTTACCGCACGTTTTTTATACGGATCAGAGTTCGAATTCAAACCAGAATTCAAGCTTTGGCTGTCAACTAACCACAAGCCCATTATTCGAGGAACAGATGATGGTATCTGGCGAAGATTGATGCTGATTCCATTTACTCATCAAGTGCCAGTGGATCAGGTAGACAAAAGACTCACATACAAGCTAGAACGTGAATCAATCGGGATTCTAAATTGGGCAGTTGATGGAGCACTTAAGTGGCAGCGCGAAGGATTAGAGCCGCCGCAGAGTGTGAAGGATGCAAGCAATGAGTATCGAACAGAAATGGATGTTCTTGAACTGTTTATCAATGATTGCTGTGAAAAAGGGCCGGGCTATCAGGCCGCTGCTGGTCAGCTTTACCAAACATATGTTGACTGGTGCGACAAATCGGGTGAGTACAAGATGCGCAAACAAAAGTTTGGTGCAGAAATGCAAAAGAAATTCGAATACGTTAGAAAGCGAAACGGGCGGATGTATTTAGGAATTAAAGAAAAAATCGATCCGCGCTTAAATTGGGCAAAAATATGAAAGATTTGTGACGGATGGTGTGACGGATGAATTTTTCGTCAAAACCTTACGGCTGTAAGGCTTTAGCCTATATTTATTTCTTGTGACGGATGAATAGTTAAAAAGTATATATAGATAAATATAAAAAAGTATAGTGTAAACTCATTTTTTCGATTCATCCGTCACATCCGTCACAAATAGGCTAGAAGCGTTGCAAGAGTATGCCTAGAGGATTCTAATCATCCGTCACGTCATCCGTCACGTCCGACATTAAAGGAGCATATATGAAATCAGAGCATGCCATTCAATCAGAAATTATGCTGGCACTATCGGAACACGGTTGCATTGTTGCTAGAACGAACGTAGGAACTGTAATAACTGTGGACGGAAGACTTTTCAACGCAGGACCACCGCCTGGGTGGCCTGATATTACGGCGGTCCGTAAGGATGACGGACGTGCTGTACTAGTTGAATGCAAAAACGAAAAAGGAAGACTTCGTGAAGATCAAAAACGTTTTGCGGCCGCTATATCAGGAACAAAAGTAATTTACGGCGTATGCAGATCGGCAGACGATGCTGTGAAGCTATTGGAGGCTAACAAATGTACGTAGTAGCAGGATTAAACACAGGAACCGAGTATTACCGAGCCAAGTATCAATCTAGGTGTATCCGCTGGATTAACGAGAACATGGCCAAGCACACGGAATCGCACAAAACCCGTGGCGATGACATTAAAGTCGATATTCCGGAACCACTGATTATCAAGAAAGTAGAGGACGAAAAATGAGCGAAGAAAAACTGTACGCGGTAAAGAACCGCGGTGGTGAATTTTGGGACTTTTCGGATAGTTTAGGTTTCTGGTCATTAGCCATCTCGGATTTCCCTACAACGCATAATAAGAAACAGGCTGAACTAGCGGCTAAAGATCATGGCGGTCACGTTGTCACGCTCGTTGAGGAGCCTGAAAAGGTATTGTTGAGCAAGGAACAAGCCAAAATCGTTGAACGTGCACACGATTATACGCGGCCAGCAAAGTATATTACTGATAATACTGGTAATTCTGATGATGACGAAGAGCTGCTGATGAATGCTTACGTCAACGGCTTCACCGTGAAGAAGAAGTATCTGGTCTACAAAGTGCTTGTCGATAAGAAGAAGCATGAGTATTTTGCTCAAGCATACCGATCTACGGTTCATCCCGGAACCGTAGCATGGTTTCTTCATAGCAAAGCCCAAAGTGATTCATTGGCTCAGTTCACCGAAGCAGAGATTGAGCATTACAGCTTGCAAGACTGCGAGAAAATCCGGTGTGATAGCGATGACTGAGGAATGGAGACCAGTAGTTGGATTTGAAGGATGGTATGAGGTGTCGAACAAAGGACGAGTTAGATCTATGCCACGAACAATCATTCAGAAATCAGCAGCCGGATCAATTTGTGCCGAGAGACGTGCAGGCAAAATGATGAAGCAACATGAGAACAACTGCGGATATTTGTATGTTGCTTTGTCTAAGCAAGGCAAGCGCAAAGCATACCGGGTGAACCGATTAGTTGCAGCGGCATTTTTTGGACCGTCTGATTTATGGGTCAACCACAAAGATATGAACCGAAAAAACAATCACGTTGAAAATTTGGAATATTGCACGTCGCTATACAACCGTCACTACGGAGATGGAATTGAACGTACAGCTGCTAAATTGCGAAAGCCGTTTTATGGGATAAGCCCAAGCGGAATTAAGGTCACTTTTAATTCTATGAGGCACGCTGCATCAGTAATTGGAACGTCAACTGGGTTTATCAGTGACGCTTTGCATCACGCGAGACAGCACAAAACGTGTAAAGGATGGAAATTATTGGAGGTGACTGACGATGACGACTAAAGCTGACATAGACGCTGCGCAAAAGGCCATCGATGCCGCTAACAATGCAATCAACAAACTTGATCTGTGTGGTCTGTATGATTGCGCCTGGCAGGCGAACAACAACTATAAACGTATCATCGATTACAACAAGGAACAGTTAGAGGTGACTGACGATGAGCAATGAGACGAAGCGGGACGTGTTTGAGGCGGTTTGGAACCGTCTTGCTGGCTATCAAGTGTTCTTCAATGGTTGGCCTAGGGAAACACTGGATGGGTACAAGAAACGTTATGATGCCGCCTTGCCAGATGATCTGCCGGTGATTCCGAAAGCTGTAGGCGATGTGATTGTAAAACTTAAGCACAAAAAATTCTCTCTATCCGGAGCGATGAGTTACGCCGCAGTAGTTTCTTTATCTCCATGGATGACGTTTGAACATGAGGACACCTTCGCCCTTGCATGGGTGCTAGGCGCTTGGAAAGTAGAGGA